CATGTTGGAAAATTATTAGTTGGCGTATCAATGACCTGATCATTCGCAGCTAATCCAGCGGAATCAGTAAAATCATTGTTCTTTCCAGAGACATCGTTACCAGCGCCGTTGCCGGTATCGGGAGCTACTGCGAAGTCCAACCAAAACCCGTTATCCCCAAAAGTCTCTGAAGAAACATCCTTGGGTCGCCAAACCCCGTTGCTATCAAATTCTGCGCTGTAAGGTGTTGAACTACTGTTACCATCACAATATATAAAGTTGGAAATGTACCCATCATAATACGATGCGGGGGTATTGTTTGATCCTATATTAAAATTTGTAGCAGTTCCTAAACCCATAGCTTGGTCTTGATCAGGATAAGTCGGTTCAGAATCAAAATCCGTTACTGCAACACCATTTATTAATAATCCCATAGAACTGGCACTTGGGGTTGATGGTGTAGTATCCAGATGTAGCGTAAGATGATACCAAGCATTAGGGTCTCTAAAAACCTGAGCAGTATGTAGTCTGAATAGGTAGCTACTTGTAAAATAGAAAATATTTAATTTATCATTTGCATCAAACGCTATCTGAAATGAATTGCTTTCGACTGAAAATATATATCTTTCTGTCGCCAAAAGACCCCGCTTAAACCAGAACTCAATCTGTGAAATTTTATCACTTGTTCCTGCACCAGAATAGGTCTTGGATAAGGTAGCACTGTCCGCATCATTAAATCGGCATGAATAATCAACTTCATAGCCCCCTGCTGATATTGACGCTGCTCCCAGTAATAAATTATTACTAAACATTAACTATATTCCTGTGATAAGATTGCTTGTATATTTTCACCTGTATTATCGCTAGAAATAGAAGCAATAATATAATCTAATCTATCTACGGCTCCACTAGAAGTTGAGAAGGTAGGATCAGTACCAGCAGGAAACTTCCAACAAGCATTCCAAGATAGTGTTCCACTACCTCCTGATTGTACAAAGAAGATACTTCCTGTTTGTCCTACCCTACAATTAGTAGGTCTTGCCATTGTATGGGCTGCTGTAACTGTAGTTAAATAGTTTTGACCAGAACCAAAATTAAGAGAAACAGAAGTAACACCATTAATTGCTGTAGTATGTACAGAAGCTGCCGCTGATTCTACTAAACTAAACTGACCTTTAACATGGAGATCACTACTAACAGAAACAGAACTTAAACAAATGAGAGGTTTATGTGCTGTAATATCTGTATCACCACCATCTAAAATATCAGTCCCATCTTCTTCTGCGAAAGTAAATATTGGTTGCCCGTCTTCATCATCTAATTTCAAAACTACATTACTAGCATTACCATCTACACAAAATTCTAATGATCCATCAGTACTAGTCTTTATTAAATTACCTTGACCATTAGATGCATAAATATAAAGTAAACCACCTTGAGTACCAGCAGCACCAGTATGCGAACCACCTACAACAAGTCTATTACCTATCCAACCATCATCAACAACATATAAATCAGTACCAGCAGCAAGATAACCAGATACTGATATTCTATTATCACCTGTTATTGCCCCAACAATAGTAACTGTACCACTTATCTTAACATTACCTCCTATTGTAACATTTCCTGATACAGAAACATCGTCCTTAAATGTACCTGCTCCTGCTACTGTAACTGTAGAAGCAAAGTTAGCAGCACCTCCTACACTTAAAGTAGAAGCAAGGCTAACAGCACCTGCTACTGTAACAGTACCTCCAAGGTTAACATTTCCTGATACAGAGACATCGTCCTTAAATGTACCTATTCCTACTACAGTAACAGTACTTCCAAGTTGTGTTGCACCTGCTACTGTAACTGTACTAAGAAGATTAGTAGCACCTCCTACACTTAGAGTAGATGCGAGGCTAACGGCTCCAGCTACTGTAACTGTACCTCCAACACCTAGATTAGCAGTAAGAGTAGTATTACCAACAATAGTAACTGTACCACCTACATAAAGGTTTCCACCTATTGTTGCATTATTAACAGATATATTTCCTGTAATATTTGCAGGAACATTAGAAAGATTAGATCCATCACCATAAAATGCTGAAGCACATACTTTAGCATTAGCAGCTTGTACATTAGCTCCAGCAATAGTTACTGTACCACCTATAGATACATTACCAGCAGCATCAATATTACCACTTACTGAAACACTATCCTCAAAGATAGCTTTTCCTGCTACTGTAACAGTACTTCCTAAATGAGTAGCACCACCCACACTCAATGTAGAAGCAAGACTAACGGCTCCTGCTACAGTAACAGTACCACCAATATTAACATTTCCAGATACAGAGACATCATCTTTAAATGTAGCAGCACCTACTGCTGTAACTGTGCTTCCAAGTTGTGTAGCTCCTGCTACAGTAACAGTACTAAGAAGATTAGTAGCTCCTCCTACACTTAAAGTAGAAGCAAGGCTAACTGCACCCGCTACTGTGACAGTACCACTAAGATTAACATTACCGGATACAGAAACATCGTCTTTAAATGTAGCAGCACCTACAACATTTAAAGGTCCACTTACTGAAACACTTCCTCCTACATTAATATATCCTGATACTGAAATATTAGTAGCAATACCTAATTCTGCTTCTACATTAGTAAGATTAGAACCATCTCCATAAAAATAAGAAGCTGTTACATTCCCATTAACATTGACATTTGCACTAACAGAAACATTATCATTAAATATAGCTGTTCCACCAACAGAAACATTTCCTAATACATCTAAATTTTTACTCACAGAAACATCGTTATTAAAGTCTGTCTTTGCCCTGAAAGTACCAGTACCTGTAACGAAAAGAGTACCACCTATAGATACATTTTCACTAGCATTAATTGATCCAGTTACAGATAAACCACTTTTAAATACACCAGTACCAGAAACAGAAAGAGTAGATTTAAGATGGGTTGCTCCAGTAATCGTTACAGTACCACCTACCGAAATATTCCCTGCCGTATCAATATTACCACTAACAGAAGCGGCTCCTTTAATAACTACATTACCACCAAAATTACCTGTATTTGCTACAGTAATAGAACTAACAGAAATATCACCACCAACAGAAGCAGTAATACCAGTTAAATTAGAACCATCTCCATAAAAAGCAGAAGCACATACTTTCTCATTAACAAGTAAACTTCCACTAACCGAAGCATTTCCTGTAATACTAATATTACCAGAAACAACAATTTTTCCAGTTCCTATATTTAATGCACTGGCAGTACCATCTCCTGATTGAACATTAGTAATAGATGCTTTTACTCCGGTATTTGTAGTACTGGAATTAACTTGTAAAAGCTGCTTATATGTTCCTGATATAAGTTTTCCTGTTAAATCTGTCATATTGAATCCCAACTTCTATTAGCATCATCATATTGTGTTGTATGTCTTGTTTCTTCTAAGGTTGTAGGATTAACCGTTATCCAAGTAGCATTTTCATTCCATAGGATTCCTCTTCCACCATCATCCGGCCTTGGATTTCTAATGGCAGGATCATCTTTTACATTCGGTACTTTGTTCTGAGGACTATTTTTTAAATCATATTGACCTTCAAAATCTTGTGGACATACTAACAATCCATAACTATTAAGTCTCATTACTCTGTGTGGATACACAAAACCACAAGTATCACACATAGCTAATGCATTTTTTTGAGTTGCCATAAGATATGAAATCTCCTAAGTATAAAACGTCAGTCTTGGTAAGAGATAAAGACTCGCTCTTTCTCTATCTTCTTCCATTGCTCTGGTAAGAGTTTCTTCATAGTTTGCTTTTAACATTGCAATCCTGGTATCAGCAACTCCAGGTCTTTTCATTGCCATATAGTAAGACAAGCCACAGGTAAGAGGAGGTAAGAATCTCTTAGGTAGATCTGCATTTTGTATGGCAGACTTATTAACATCTTGCAGTTCAGTTACTGTTTCAATTTTAATTACATCCGTAGAGTTTTCTGGTATAGGCCAAAGCGACATTACTGGATTATCTCTTCCTCTACGAATACTATATTGACTAGGCTTTCCAGTTTGAGTCTTGGCAGGTATAATTAAATACTCTTCTGGAGTAATACGAGTTAACTTAATATCTGTATTATCTCTACTAATTACAACTTCTAAAGCATTAATAACATTACTACTCAAATCATATGCGGTAGTAGAAGCAACAACTGTTACCAGAGTTGTGCTTGTAGTCCAGAGAAGAATACCTCTATTCTGCCAGTCCTTCAACATAAGATTAATTGAACGGCGTCCAGAAGCTGGCTCATGACCAAGCGTATCCTCACCACCAATCATTTCGGTAGCTTCTTGAATTACCTCATCTATATCCAGATTAAAATTA